AATACTGCCAACTCAGGTGTGTTTACTAGCGTTGCTACTACAAGTGGTGGACAAGTAACTGGATACTTAACAGGCGCAATTGGCGCTAACACTCCAAACTCAGTAGTTGCTACATCAGTTACAACTACAAGCGGCGGGCAAGTAACGGGTTATATTACTGGTGCAATTGGTGCCAATACTGCCAACTCAGGTGTGTTTACTAGCGTTGCTACTACAAGTGGTGGACAAGTAACTGGATACTTAACAGGCGCAATTGGTGCCAATACTGCTAATACTGGTGTGTTTACAACACTTACTGCTAACAGCGGTTATCAAGGCGCAGCAAGTGGACCATTCAACGGAACAGTCGGTGCTACTACGCCCAACTCAGTTGTGGCTACAACAGTCACTACCACTTCAGGCGGTCAGATCACTGGCTACATTACTGGTCCAATCGGTGCTAATACTGCTAACACTGGTGCGTTTACTACAGTAACAACAACAGCAAATGCCACAGTAGGCAGCAACAGTTGGCTCATCGCAAATAATATCACAACAACTGCTGGCACGAATGCAAACTTATTCATCGATCCAGATGGCACAGCGGATGTTGTATTGAGTGCTGCTACTACACTGTGGATACTAGATACCTCTGCTGCTACAAATACACAGACTGGCGCACTGATAGTGAACGGCGGCGCGGCCTTCGTCGGTAATATCTATGCAGGTGGCGGCATCAACGGCGTCATTGGTAATGGAACTGCTGCTTCTGGTACATTTACAACATTAACAGCAACTAGTGGCTATCAAGGCGCAGCAAGTGGACCATTAAATGGAACAGTTGGCGCTACTACTCCAAATTCAGGCGTATTCACAACACTTACTGCTAACAGCGGTTATCAAGGCGCAGCAAGTGGACCATTAAATGGAACACTGGGTGCTACTACACCAAACTCAGTGATTGCTACATCAGTAACTACTACAAGCGGTGGACAACTAAGCGGTTATCTAACCGGTGCAATTGGTGCTAATACTGCCAACTCAGGTGTGTTTACGTCAGTCACAACTACCAGCGGTGGACAAGTAGTTGGTTACATCACTGGTGCAATTGGTGCTAATACAGCCAACTCAGGTGTGTTTACGTCAGTCACAACTACCGGCGGTGGACAACTAACCGGTTATCATACCGGAGCAATTGGTGCTAATACTGCAAACTCAGGCGCATTTACTACATTAACTGCAACAGGTCAGGCCAATATTAATACAATAACTGCGGCAACTATAGCAGCGGGTACTGTTGGTAATGCGGGTGCGGTGTTTGTTGGTGCAACTGATACATTGTCAGGTGCAAGCCAAGCAGCAAGTTATACTACTACAAGTGGTGGACAAGTAACTGGGTATTTGACTGGTACGATTGGCGCTAATACAGCCAATACAGGTGCATTTACAACAGTTACTTCTACCAGCACAATTACAGCAGGCGGCAATATATTTGCTAATAGCGGTACAGCAAGTACTACAACTACTACTGGTGCATTAATAGTAAATGGCGGCGTGGGAGTCAGCGGTGCAGTAAGTGTTGGCGGCGGCTTAAACTTACAAGGTAATGGTTATATTACTACAAATCAAGCAACTGCTTTGGTATTCACAGGAACAACTGCTGTAAGCATAGGTGCAAGTACTGGTAATACAACAGTTAATAATGGATTAGTAGCAACTGGTAATACTTGGATTAATAGTGCAGGCGTTGCTGGTAACTTAATAGTACAAGGAAATACCACTGCTGGATATGGCAATCTGTTTGTAACCAATGGATTTACTGGACAAGTGGGTATTAAAGTTGCGCCTGGATCAATTCCAACTTCGGTATCATTCCAAGTAAATGCAACTGATAGTATGATTGTACCTAAAGGATCAACTGGACAACGACCATCGGGTGGCGCCGAAGTCTCAGGAATGCTACGTTTTAATACTAGCACTTCTCAAGTTGAATTTTGGTCTGGAACTCAGTGGGCAACTGGCGGTGCAACATTTACAACTGTTACATCAGATTCATTTACAGGTGATGGTACTACAACAGCATTTACATTAAGCCAAGCAGCAACTACTGCTGGTGTTATTGTGTTAATTAATGGTATTGCACAGATTCCTACTACAGCATACAGTGTAAGCAGTAATACATTAACATTTACTGAAGCACCATTAGCAACTGATATTATCGATGCAAGAACTATTGTTACGACATCTCAAATAAATGCATTAAACGATGGTACAACATCTATTACCGTTGCTAATACTGCTGGTGTAATTTACGCAACTGTACAAAATTCAAATGTTTGGGTAGCAAATACAAGTACATACTTCAATGGTGGTATTAGTGCTTTCAATTCTAATATTTCATTAAGTCCAAGCACTTTAACAACAGTTGATACGTTTAGCAAAACTAAATTCCGCAGTGCAAAATATATTGTAACAGTAAGTGATTTTGCTAATACCAAATATCAAACAGCAGAAGTTTTAGTTGTACATGATGGTACAACGGCCTATGCAACACAATATGGTGTGATATCTACTACAGGAACTAGTTTTGTAACTTATGCTGCAAGTGTAAGTGGTTCAAATGTCATACTACAAGCAAACAGTACAAGTGCAGTAAGTTATTGCAGTGTACAACAAATTTATAACGCAGTCTAACAGCCAAAAGGGAACATGGAACAATGGCAAATACAAATTTCGTAATACAAAACGGTCTCACAGTTGGACCACTTACAATATGGGCAGCAAACGGAGATGTTGTTACCACGGGTAATATCTCTACTTCTGGTATCAGTGAAAACTTTAACACTATCAATGCTGTTGCTATACAAGCAGGAACAATTGGTAATACAAGTGCAACAGTACAAGGTGGTACAATCTTATCATTGGGCGGCGGACAAATTACTGGTTATCACACCGGAGCAATTGGTGCTAACACTGCTAATACTGGTGTATTCACAACACTGACTGCTACTAGTGGATATCAGGGTGCAATAAGCGGTCCACTTAGTGGAACAGTTGGTGCTACTACACCAAATAGCGGTGTGTTTACGACACTGACTGCTACTAGTGGATATCAAGGTGCAATAAGTGGTCCGCTAAACGGAACAGTTGGTGCTACTACACCAAACAGCGGTGCGTTTTCGACACTGACAACATCCAGTTTTCTTACTGTATCAGGTACAGGTAGTTTTGCTGGTACACTAAATGCTGCTACTGTACAAGGTAGTACAATTGGTAATAGTGGTGCTACTCTTTATGGAACATTGAACAGTGCAAGTGCTTCTCAAACTAATATTACTTCAGTTGGTACACTTACTGGTTTAACTGTTAATGGTACTAGTACATTAGGAGCAACTACTGCTTCTACTGTTAGTGCAGGTACTATTGGCAATAGTGGAGCAACATTATCCGGCGCAACCTTATCACTGACTAGCGACGCAACAGTTGGCGGTAATTTAACTATTAATGGTAATATCATTCAAAATGGTTCAGTAACAACATTAAATGCCAACAACTTAACTATTAATGATACTGTAATTTATATGGCTAACAACAACCCTGCTAACTCATATGATATTGGTATAGTCGGTCACTTCACAGCAGGTACATATCAGCATACTGGTATAATAAGAGATCACAATACTAATATTTGGACATTTTTTAGCAATGTCTCAACAGAACCTACAGGCAACGTACTAACATTTGATGGCACTACAACTTATGATACTGTCAAATTAGGCAGTTTAAATGCTACAAATAATATTACTGCTGCGGGAAGAATTGACGGTGCATTGTACGGACCATTAAATGGTACTGTTGGCGCTACTACTGCTAATACTGGTGTGTTTACAACACTGACTGCAACTAGTGGTTATCAAGGCGCAGCAAGTGGACCATTAAATGGTACTGTTGGCGCTACTACTGCTAATACTGGTGCATTTACAACTATTACTGCAAGTAGTACTTTAGGTGTTAGTGGCACAGCAAACTTTGCAGGTACACTGACCGCTGCTACTGTCAATGCCACAGCGATTGGTAACTCCGCAACTGCATTGACAGGTACAAGCGCAACTGTTGCTGGAACTATTACTGCTGCTACAATATATTGTACAACACTTGGTAACTCAGCAACAGTATTCACTGCGTCAAGTTCTACTGTAAGTAATTCTATTACAGTAAACAGTGCTAATAATGCCACAGCGATTGTGAACGGGGGTACAACAGGTACGGGTAATATTGGATCTAGTTCAAGTACTTTTAATACTGTATTCGCAAAAGCAACAACTGCACAGTATGCTGACTTAGCAGAATGTTATGCTGCTGATGCTGAATATGCTCCGGGCACAGTGGTTGATTTTGGTGGCGATGCTGAAATTACACTTAGCCCAATTGATGCAAGTCCTCGTGTTGCAGGTGTTATTTCAACTAACCCTGCTCATTTGATGAACAGTCATTTAGAAGCAGAGTTTGTTGCTGCTGTTGCATTAGTTGGTCGTGTTCCAACATTAGTACAAGGTACTGTTATGAAGGGTGATACAATGGTATCAGCTGGTAATGGTCGTGCTCGTGCAGAAAATGATCCTAAGATCAGTACAGTAATTGGTAAAGCATTAGAAAACTTTATAGGTGATGAAGGCATAATAGAAATAGTAGTTGGTAAAATTTAAGTTAAATACATGGTAAGGAAATTCCATGGCTTTAACTCGTGCTGTAAGTGACTTTAAAGATAGTGTAAAAGCAGCAACTACAACCAATATTACTCTAACAGGAGGCGCCCCTACTACAGCAGATGGCGTTTCCCTCTCTGCGAACGATAGTGTCTTAGTAAGAAGTCAAACAGATTCAACTCAAAATGGATTATATCGTGTTACTACTTTAGGTACAGGTGCAAATGGTACTTGGACTAGAAGAAGCGATTTCAATGCAAGCAATCAAGTATCCGCAGGTGCATTGATATTTGTTGAACAGGGCACTACTAATGGAAATGTTTTTTATTATTTGCCCGGTGGTATTGGAACTGTTAGTGTTGGATCAACTGCGTTAAATTTTTCTAATTTATATAGTACAATTAGCAGTGGGGGAACATATAGCAATAGTAATGTTGCTGCTTATTTGCCTACTTATAGCGGAACACTTACTGCTAGTAGTGTAACTACAATAAGTGGAGGACAGATTACTGGTTATCATACTGGCGCCATTGGGGCTAATACTGCTAACACAGGTGTGTTCACTTCAGTGACTACTACAAGCGGCGGTCAGGTAACTGGTTATCATACTGGTGCTATTGGCGCTAACTCAGCTAACACTGGTGCATTTACTACAATAACAACAACATCTACAATAATTGCAAGTGGAAATATTGTTGCTTCTAGTGGAACAGCAAGTACAAATCAAACTACTGGTGCATTAGTAGTTGCTGGCGGGATGGGAGTAAGTGGCACAGCCAATGTAGGTAATGTGATTACTACAAGTGGTGTCTACTGGGCTAATGGAACTACATGGTCAAGCTCAGCAGCAGCCAGTAGCAGTGCAGCTAAAGTTTGGTCTTCTTATACCTCATCTTCAACATACACAGTGCCAACTGGTGTAACATCAATTCGGGTGTATGCTTTTGGCGGCGGCGGCAACGGTGGCGGCGACACTGGTGGCAATGGGGGAGCAACAGGTGGCGGTGGTGGAGGATGTGCTTATGGGGATCTTGCTGTTACAGCAGGGCAAACTGTAACAATAACTATTTCATCTGGTGTTGCCACTGTCAGCTATGCAAGTATAACACGTTTAACTGCTAATAAAGGTAGTAATGGAGACCTTGGAGTTAATTCTACTACAGGAGGGGCTGGAGGAACTGCATCTAAACATAGCTCAATTACAAATGGAGGAGCATATAGTGGAGGAAATGGAGGAGATATATCTGTGTCGGGAGGTGCAGGTGGGGGTGGTTCAAGTGGTTCTCCTTTAGGAAATGGACTGTCACCGACAACTGCTGCTTATCAAGATACGGTGGGAGGCGCTGGTTGGTATTCTCAAAATAGTCAACTTGGTGGCGGAAGCGGTGGCGGCAGTCAGGGAGGTACAGGTAATTATTCTCAATATAGCATAACATTTTATACAACAGCGGCTCAAAGATCATTTGAAGCATATTATACAGAAACTTTGCTGTCGGCAATGAATTTATATGGAAAAGGCGGAAGAGGCTCTGTTGGGCATCCTTCGTATAACTTTTACGTTTGGTTTTCTCCAGAAAACGGTGAATCTGGCGGCGGTGGGGGAGGATCATATTATCCTGGTATAGGAACATCTGTCGATTCAACTTTTTATGATTCCTCAAATTATGGTAAAGGCGGTAACGGTTCTGGTGGAGGAGGTGTGTCTGCTACAACATATTTAAATATGTATAGTTATGTTTATGGTAAAAGCGGAGGATTTGGTGGCGGTGGTGGCGGAGCGGTTGTTCGAGGATATAGCAGCCCAAATACCGTTAATCCTCAAGGCGGGGCTGGCGGATACGGCGGCGGCGGCGGCGGCGCTGCGCCATATTCATCTGGTTATGGTTCTGGCTTTGGTGGCACTGGTGGCGGCGCTATTGTTTTAATATACGCATAAAAAACTTATAGAAAGGAAATAACATGAATTGGTGGGTATATATCAAAGACGGAATTGTTATTGATGTGGCAAGAGTTGATCCGTTTACAATATTCAATCCAGAATATGCAAAATTATTTATTGCATCGCCAGAAAATGTTCACGCTGGTTGGATATATGACGGCACAAACTTTACTGAACCACCTAAGCCGCCAGAACAACCATTATCCCCGCCTACTGCACCTACAACCCCTACTAAAGAAGATTTAATAGCAGAGTTAGCTGCTTTAACAGCTAAAATAAATTCTTTACCATAAATATTGTATCAAAGGATACAATGAATGTCATTGATTCAGCCATTTTATAGAACAGATTATGTAGGTGAGACTATCAATTACTATGATGAAGATGGTAAGAGTTTTTCTTACTTTGTTAAGCCACGTGAAAATGTGTTCATGAAATCAAATGTTACTAGTGCTATAATACTAGGTAATGGATTAACTAGAAATTATAATGACATTAAGTTATTACTTAAGACCAATGCAAACAAATATGCTGAAGGTTACAAGTTAGTCTATGCTTGTAATCGTGCTGTCTCAGATGAAGAAACATATGACTATTACGTTTTAAAACATTCTGTCTTTATGTCTGGAATACATCAAGAAAGAAAAGGTCAAATTTATCTACCATATAATATTTTTATGACTTACAAGGATGACTGCAATGTTTTGCCATACATAAGTTATTTTGATAGTGGGGCAAGTGCTGCTTATTTGTCTTGTTTTGATGGACATAAAAAAGTATTTCTGATTGGATTTGATGGCGATTATGGAAATAAATGGCAGACAGTCTATGACGGTACTTTTCCATATGTTGATCAAAATTTAGAAGTTCAACTCAAAACATCTCAGGATTATCTGCATAACGTAATGTCAGTTTACAAAGATGTTGAGTTTTACAGAATACAAATGGATGCTCAAGAACCTGCAGATTTGTGGCAATCTCTTCCCAATTTTCATAATGTAACTTTGAGAGAAGCAGTACTAGCAGGTGATTTCTAAAATCTCACGTACTGTATTCAGTTTCTTTTTCACTTCGTAATTACTTAGACTGCTCCATAATCCTGGATGTAATGGTTTTGGAAAACTCTCAACATCGCACCAGCAGTAACCCTTATGCTCGTCGCTAAGTTTTGGAATAAACTCCTCGTCTATTAGACATACGAATGTATGATATTCAAAATTGCCATCTTCGCTATTAAAAAGTTCGATTGGAATTGTTTTTCTAATAGTTACAGGTTTACCTACTTCTTCGAGTATTTCTCGTTCCAATGCTTGAAAAACACTTTCATTCTCTTCGACTTTCCCGCCGACTAATCCCCATGTATTACTATGGGTGTCATTGTCTCGCAATAAGAATAGAAGTCTTTTAGTGTCATTTGCTAGTAATAAAGCGCCACAGGCTTTAAACAACTTTAGATTATCAGAAGCCAGAGTCCCTCTTTGTATAAACCCTCCCAACTTTTTTGCCATAGTCCGTTCACCCATTTATATTGAATTCCTGTATATAGATTTGAAACATAGTCCTCATTGCCTACATTAGCACTAGCGGAGTAAGAAATACTCCAATGTGTTCCATCGTACTCGATGATGTCATTCTCATAAGCAATGAAAGGACTTAGATCAGCATTTAACCATGCACTTGGATTATTTTGAGGTTGATTGTTAACATTGCCAATATTATTATTGATAATAAGATATCGCTGTCCTGCCGCTGCTGCTGGCAACCCTCGTCCTGGGCCTACCTTCATTGGGTCAATGATATTGTTTATTGGCAGCAATGTATTACTTGGTACTGTATTTGTATCAAGTTCAAACAACATGACATTTGGGTCTGTGGGATCGTAACTAATAGTACCTATAACAAGATTGCCTGTTGTTTCATTGACAAATGCCATCATGCTGATACCATTACTAATTTCGCCTATGTAATTTACAACTCCTCTCCACGGTACTGGATCTGAGACAGGAATCGGTGTATCTAAGATACTATTGGTACTGGCAAGTTTGCTTAGGATAATTTTGTATTGGCCTGAAACTAACGGATCAGCAAAGATGATTGCATCATACCCGCTGGGAGTAAACCATTGTCTGCTGCCAAGTTGATTGACCATATGTTGAATTTCTGTAGCAAGATCTCCCGATGGACCATACATAGTAGTAACAACACTTGTGACTGCATTGAGTTTCTTAACTTTAGCAGCAGTGGTGATGTACATATGAAGTTCAAACGATAGTGTTGCAACGTCGATGGGGTCTTCCGTTCCAACAGGAATAGATCTACTACTAAAATTAACATCAGTTAGTGTGACATAAGATAAACTGGTCCAATCTAGATAATTCTCAGTGTTTTGAATTTCTCTACTGGGATTATACCACGGTACGATCTGTTCGATGATCTGTAATTTTTGTTCTAAGTTACTGGTATAGATGTCTAACTTTAATCCTAGCAGATATGGAACGGGCATATAACGTTCTACAGTTACAACATTCTTTTGATAAGTTTTTATGTCACCGGTTATTGGGTCAATTGCACGTTCCCTGATGATCTTCTTTTCTAGATATGTTGGATCTTGTATATGTTCTCTATGATATTTTAAACTATCAATATACACAGCCATCATTGGTACGTTATTGAGTGTATTCTCACTGTTATTACGCAAAATAGCACTGCCTGCACGATTGGTATCTGCGTACCTGCAGGGTACTGTTAAGTAGATCATATTGCCATTATCATCACGTCCATACTCAACTTGAAGATCACTGAAGTATCTTATAAATTGCAATACAAATCGACGAATTTGTGAATCATAAAAAAACTGCATCTTAATCCTTAAAAATCACTCTTGGGCGAAAGTATCTTGCTCAATGCTTGTCTCTGCTGAATTGTTTCCCCACTACTTAGTCTTGACGTTGCAGTGTTATTAACAAAAGTTCCGATCTGTGTTTGGTTTGAATTGCCTGTCAATGGTGCTCTCAGTACTTCATTAACGGTATTCCAGCGATTCCCATCCCAACGGAAAAGTACATTTGGCAAATAATCAGTTCGTAGTACATATTCCCCCATCTTTGGAGCATCTGGAAAATAATTTAAACTCCTAACACTGAAACCATTTGGTGCCTGTGCAGAACCCATTAGATAAGTTAAAATGTTTTTACTAGGAGTAACTACATCAACACTGGGTGATGTACTCATCAGCATAGGACCGGTTAACGGCAATGAATTACTTGTCAGTGAGTTGGGATTTGGTGTTAAATTGGGTTCTGCATTAAAATTATTAGATATTGCAGCAGTATTAGCAGTAGTGCTTGTTGAACTAACATTTCCATCTGAACTAATATAATTTTGAATGCTTACTCCATTGGGATATACAGGTAATACAAACAATCTGGATGTATCATATCCACTGAGTGGAACATCGACTTCTGCTTGTGCAACCAAGGCTTCGTTAATCTGAAGATTCTTAAGATACGGGCTCATTAAATCACGCAGTGTTGTATCACTGCTTCCATCATCTGCTGCTGCTTGCTTTAATATATCTTTGAATTCTTGGCTATCTACCATCGGGATAACCTTGACTCGATATAAATGAGGCCACCAAGTTTGACTGTAACCTTCTGCTGCTTTAGTTATTTCATTCACAACATAGAACTTCTTAAGACTGGCAGGTACTGCTTCATCCAGTGGCCAATAATCTTTCATATTTGGCATTTCGAGAACATCGCCTGAAATTAACTTTCTTCCAATTCTTTCGATCATATCATTGATATGAAATGTTATGAATAGTGTGTCGTTGTTTAGAAACATACCAAATTGACTGAGATTAAAATCATTGTCGCTTAGTGCATAATGTCCACGAAGTTTATAAATGTCAGGTTCATACTTGCGATCTCTATTTTCTAAAAATAATAGATCTTGAATATTCTTTTCACTTTGATTCAAATATGTAGGCTGTGATATATCACCTTCTTTGGTTGCATTAGGATCTAATCCTAATAGTTTATGTATATAGATTCCAACGCCGCCGGCAGTAAACATCTCTCTGATACGGTTGTCGAAGAACTTATAATCGTTCCCGTGATTTTCTTTCCATAGACTAATTCTGGGCATTGCTAATCCTCTTAGTATTTATTGGATTAGCAACAGACAAAAAAAGGGGCCGAAGCCCCCAGTTACTATATCAAATTTTATTTCTGTAGCCGCAGCCAATTTATAGTTTACGCTGCCTTTGTAGCAGTCTTCTCAGTCTTAGCCTTGGGGGAAACACCACCCTTAGCAGTGGGCTTAACAGCCTGGAAATCAGCGTGACCAGCAAGGTGGGCAAACGCATCTTCCTTAGTCATTGGGTTAGGAAGTTCAATCAGCTTAATATCAGTATGACCTGACTTTTTAAGAATTGCCTCACGCTTGAGCGAGTTAGCAACACGATACTTCACGACACCATTGAGCGTAGAAACGCCCGCAACCGAAAACAACTTATCCATTTTTACTACTCCATTTGTTATATGAGCCCCACGCTCATATTACTAATATAGCATAGAATGGGAAGGTGTCAACCAGTATTTTTGTAACTAAAATTGTTACAAAATTTACTTGTATTTCTTGGCAATTTCAGCAATTCTAGCTTCCATATACCGAATTACAGTTTGAAGATCGGGATCATTTTGGTTTGGTTTGGTTTGAAGAGTATTTTGAACTTCGTAATGGAAAGCATATCTAATCATAGTTTCTAGACTGTAGTTATCTGATGATGCGACTGATTGTGCTTGCATTACTAAACTCCTGTATTATGTTTATAAAGGTTTATGCTGACAATGTCAATGAATTAAGCAGTATGTCTATAAACATCAGTTACATTATATGTGCGTGGATGATTGGCTTGAAACCATTCTTTAGCTTGAATAGCACTGTTAGCATCTATAGCAGTTTGATGTTGCTCACCATGGGGATCAGTATATTTGATGATATATGTCTGTGCGTTGGCCATTGGATCTGCTACAAACTCGCCGGGAAGTTCTGGAATATCATCGTCGCTTGTTTGATTGCTGCGAAGTAGGTTAGGGCTAAGACCGCCGCCAGCAAAATCTTGAACACTGGTAACTTGTGATCCGGGATGTTGTGCTAATATCTGTTCAGCTGCTTGTTGAGGTGTAGCAGCCATAACTCTGGGGGCCATAGTGCTACCTCCATAGGCATTAGTGTAGGTAACAATATACCTGTTTTCATTTGATGCTGTTGGACTAAATGCGGGGTCTGGATATATCTGTCGTCCTCCGGGTGCTATTAATCTCCATGAGCTATTTTCCAATCCCGCTGCTCGTAATCGTTGGTAAGCCTGAGTATAAGCGTCCATGGCATTGTCAGAAGTTATAGTTCCTACGTATCCACCTTCATTATCGGTAATTCTGTAGAGACCGGATGATTGTGCGCTGGCTCGTGCCTGTGCTTGTGAAGCACTATCATCAGTGATATCAATGTCTTTAATCTCTAAGATATTGTAATCGCCTTCTTCAAACTTCTTTCTGAAGTTAGCAATGGCATCACGACGGCTTGCTCCACGAACTTCTATGGTAAACTTCTCAGGATCATCTGCTGGATCAACAACACTATAGTATTTGAATAGATATAGATTTGGTCCTTCGCCTAAGCCACCTTTCTCACCCGCAATTTTTTTATTACCACGTTTCATCTGTGCTTGTCTAATGAAACTCTTAAGAGCAGTTGAAGGTAATGTACCAGCACTATACTGAGTAAAATACTTAATGATGTCTTCATCGCCGCGAACCATTGGGCTTATGAACTTATATAACTTCTTAGCATATTCCTGTTTCTCTGCTTCTGGATCAGCAGCAAGAGCCATAGCACGAACATAACGTAGCAGTGTGTTTTTAATCTTATCTAAATCACCCAAGTAATCACCGCCAGCACTACGTACTTCAATATATTTGTCTTTGATATTAACAGTTACATAACGATCATGTGTTGTAGTCAATGATGTTTTAACAAATTTAGCAGCAGATGAATTCAACCCATTTTTGAAAGCCTTTAACATGCTTTCAGCTGTCATATTGCCGGAACCAGCATTTAAATTTTTTACTTTTTGAATTATTTGTTGTACCATACTCTTAGCATATGAGTTTGACTCTCTGCCAAACTGCTTTAGAACATATTCATCACCTAGGAATAATGTGAATTTAAGATGATCTACATTTTCTCTTGACTGATCAGGAATGCTGATTCCCATATGGAACCCAGTTGAACTATTGGTAGTACAACCTCTGCCATCTGCCCACGCAAATACTTTATCTAAGTATTCTAAGCATTGTGCTAATGGCATTGGGGGGCTTACAAGTTCGAGTCCTGCTTCTCCATCATCAGAATCGATACTGCTGTCTGGCTCTAAGATAAAGAAGCCGGTGCCACGCTTTGCGCTATGATAGCCACCACTGGCTTTAACTGGCATACCAATTGAACTGGAAATGTCGGCAGCAATATCCTCGCTGCTTTCGCCTTCTCCATTACCACTCCCGTTAGTCCAATAAGGCCAATCTAAACTGACAGAATTAGCAACATCACTCATATAACGATAGTTGCGGTCAAAGAACATTCTTACATATTGATCGTAGTCAGCGCCGTCTCTATATTCTTCCCATGCTGAACTTTCAGCTTGATCGTATTCTTTACTGCTACGATCATCCATAATCTCTTCGATTTCCTCAGGACTTTTATCCATGTCCTTAAGAATTTCACGGATCATATCATCTCGTTCATTTTCTTCAAAATCATTTCTTATCTGTTCGTCGGCATATTCAAAGAACTCTTCGTCAATTTGTTCAATAGCACGATCAAGTTGTCTATCGCTATTATAATCACCTTCGAAGAAACGGCGTATATCATCAGTACTACGGCAACGACGATCCTCGTCATAGTCTGGTTCAGATTCGCCTTCATCATCGCTTTGAGCATTGGGAATGACAAGTTCTGCTTCGAAACCAGCAGTCATTGCCTGAGCAAATTCAGTCTTAGCAAAGTCTGCTAATGCGCCTGGACTCATGCTTACTTCATCAAGTTGATCTTCGTTAATAATGTCAAAAAGGCGCATCAATGATCTCTCAGTAAAAGTATATTTAGTGAGAATATGATGTTAAATATATTCATGGTTAAAGATCAAAGATATTTGATAATATCATTGTCTGGTAGAACAGGAAGTACACTAATAACTGCTTTGTTAAACGAATATTATTGTCATAAATTTCAAAGTATGAATGACATATTTTTTGAACAAACTTATTCGAATCAAATTTCGATTCCAACTCAATTACCAAACGATAAATTTATTTTCAAAATACATGAGTTAGAGCTATTCAGTTATGTTAAAAAACATGAGAATCTTGTTTTAATACATTCTACACGCAATTATTTTAATCAAATGATTAGTTTATATATGTCTCAGAAAACAAATATTTGGTCAGCACCTACGATAGGATTTGATGATAATCGATACAACTCCTTAGTTCCTTTTGATATACCACCTGAAGAATTCTTCAGGAGAATCGACAAATGTCGAAGATTAAATGATGATTTTTCCGACATAGCAAAGATGTACAATGTATGTTCGATCGATTATGATAGCATATCAAACAATTATAACAAAGTCTACGAAATTTTAAATATAGATTTTAGATTGAATCAAAATTATCGTCCATTTATAAAGAAAACACCTGATAACTACAGATACTTTATTATTAATTACGATGAATTAAATGAAACTTATAATAAATTATATCAATGATTAATACTATCTTCTGAGAATATGATCTTCATGTACTCTCCGCAGCGTTCTTCTAACACATTTATTGTTGTATATAAGTGCCCGCTGTCATGCATAGTGATACGGCTTTTGAGTATATTGATCTCACGGCGAAGCACCTGCATGTGAACAACTGCTTCGTCCTTTGTTAGATCTAACTTATTCTGTAGATTATGCATCTATATCTATCACTAAGTAGGGGTTGAAGTTAATGGCATTCTCATCATGATAACCATGAGGATTACAGACAACACGGCACTGCCCAATCATATAATCAAAGCTGTTATGTAAATGTCCATGGATCCATAGTTTGATCTTTTCTTGACTTAGTATATACTCATCAAGGTCACTGACATAACCGCCATTCATCATCCAATCGTGCTTGTAGCGTTCATGAACACTTTGAAAACTAGGCGCATGATGGCCAAGCACAACAACATTGCCGTCCCAAGTTTCCGCAGCAAGTTTGATAGTTTCTAAAGCACGAGTATGAGCATTGAATGTATCAATAGGCCGCAACTTATGATAGATACTATTGTTCTCAATGGTAATGACATGATAGTCGTTCATTGAATTCTTAATATGCATCATCGTCAGTGGATCGCCTTTGTTCATATTAGTCCAAAGGCTTGTGCCAACAATACGAGTTTTGCCAAAGTTAAGCCAACCGTCATCCATGAGAGTAATGTTATCCCATGGCTCCAGTGCGTCACGCAGATGAGCAGCAGTGTTATTCCATCGTCCGCTGTAGTGTTCATGATTGCCCATGATGTAGAGCACAGTATCAAACTCCTTAGACACATGTTCGAAGAACTGTCGATACTTCTCACCTTTTGCATTATCTTTATAGACATCTCTAGCCAAGCAGATATCGCCGGCAAGACAGAGAATGTCTGCGCCAGCATTGTTGATAGTTACATCATTGAATTCTAGATGGAGATCACTGACTATCTGAAGTTTCATTGAACAATTCCGTATAACTGTCAAAATCCATGTAGTATGTAAGCATAGTCTTCATTGCTGAAAGAAAATGACGCTCATTGTCGAGATCTTCTTTCTGCCAAGGTTCAGGATTTTCAATTGCTTCTAATTGCTTAACACGATTGATAAAACCAATGTAGTCCTTAACCAAAGTATCCTTAATAATAGCATCCATAGTTTCGTCGCTTATTTCAATCTTATGCATTTGATATTATCTCCTCTATTGCACGTGGTGTATAATCTATTGCTTCGACGCTACAGTTAATGTATCGCGGACCTGGGCTAGTATTTTGATGTATATGACCGTGTATATTATACTGTACTTTCCCCATCCCACTTTCATGAATTGGAACATGAGTTAGTACACAATTAAACTCTGGAAACATGCGCCACATAAGAACTTTTTGAAAGTTAACTTGTATGTAACTTGCTTTACCATTATCGTGATTACCCAGTATCAAACGCTTGCGTCCTTTGAGCCTAGGCAATACTCGATGACCTTGTTCAAAGTAAACATCTCCGAGATGATATACTATATCGCTATCATTTACAACGGAATTCCAGCGTTCTACCATATGTTCGTCCATTTCTTCTACAGTGGAGAATTGTGGACGAATACGAACTCCGGTTGTACTATCAGTAAATTTTAGTATGTTAGCGTGACCAAAGTGTGTGTCACTGATAACAAAAATGTTACTCATGTTTTACCTTAAAATGTTTAATAACCGAATAAATTTCATCTGCTTCACTGAAGTAAGCAGCCTGTTCTAAATATCTAACTGCTTTTATGACTTTTCCTTCAAGACGTATAATGCGTGTATGCTGTCTTTCAACTCTAGACATCAAGCTGTGAACTGTAACATCTCTTAATTGTTCAGCACCACAACATAAACATCGTGGATTGCTTACAAATAATTTGTTACAGTCACAGCAAACGTACATTAGATATCACCATTACTTGCTTTTTATTGCTACTTCTAATAGAGTAGAAATTCCTTTTTGATATAAAGATTCTAACAAATTTGAGTCTTCAACTTTTCCTTCGTTATATAATTCTGTAGACTTGTTCTGTAAATTAACTGCACATATAGCAATAATACGTGGGCTAACTTCTTTAGTCTTAGCCTTCATTGACCTTATATAAGATCGATTAGTTGACAACCATTCCTCACAATATGTTTCTTTGTTTGTCATTATTCCTAACTCTTTAAGAGTCTTAAAAGACTCTTCTAAATATGCTAACCCTTGCATTATACATCTCCATTAAAGTGATAGTTCCACTTTGCTCCACCCCACAGATGACGCACAGTATCAATCTTAGTCTGCGTTCCTACATTCTTACGAACAATGTCAAGCATCATAGCCCGAGTATCCTTGCCGTCAAACTTGCCAAAGACAATCTGAGCAGCAAAGGGATCCTGATCCTTGATAGTAGGCATCCACTTTAGTGCATATTCCTTACGGTCTAACTTTGAAGCAATCACCATACCAAAGTACTTGTCATATGCTTCAACTTGACGAGCAAAGCCATCCCAAAATTCAGTTTCAAACTGCTCCACACGCTCGCGATCATCGCCCATCATGAATGCCTTTGCATCGTCCATCTTCTCAGTGACCAACAGCTCTACCACGTTCTTCTCGTGGGTGAGGTTGTCCTTAGTCTTGTGGATCCGCAGATACCACTCGCCCTTGATCTTGAGCATATGCCCATCATCAAAGCGGATGATATAACCCTCAACACCTTCAGCAGCCTTAGTCTCATCCATAAGATGAGACATGTTGTCAGCAGTTCCTTCGTAAGTTTTGACAATATCAATGTTGTAAGATTCGGCATAAGTCTGTAACTGCTTATAAGAAGCATACTCTCCGGTTTCATTGTTGCGGATAGCAATCAATACCAAACGATCTTCGGGGTAGTCGATCACGATACGCTGCTTACGACTGCACCATTCAAAAATTGGAGTCTTTCCACGTTCAATGTAAAGCTCTGCAAACTCTGCATAGTTAGGATGATGAGCAACAAATAATTCTGCTCCCATACCAACGTCGGTGATACCCATCTTAGTACCCCAACGGATGCCAGCATCAGTAACAACAGGAGTGATCATGCTGCCATCAAGCTTTTCTAGAATGACATGAGGCTGAGAAAAGTTGATAAGAGCAAACTGAGTCTCATCACGCTCATTGACATTGAAGAACTTGTGTAGCCGACGAGCCATTATGGTGCCGTCCTTGTAGAACAGCAAGCCGCGGCACTCACGACGTATAGCAGCCAAATTCACTGCTTCTGGGCAACGCTGAGATCCACAACCTGCGGTCTCTGTAATAGGCATCTTGCAACCAGGACACCAGTATTCATCATCCAAAACAGGAGGGAAAGTATCAGTCATTGCGACCATGTAATTGACTACATAGCCCCAATCACGCTCGGCAATAATGAACTCATCACGACCTTCAATAGCAGGGCGCACATCGTCCAAATGCCGTATCATAGGGAATTGATAGTTCATCTTGCACCTCGCTTGTATTATTAATATAACATATTTTGGCTATCTGTCAACCGCATTCATATGGTATTCGATAATATGCCAACCCTCATCAAGATCAGGCATCTCCAACATCTCAACCATGCTGTCTAGTATGTGAGCAGGAATGCTCTTGCCCTGTCGGCTGTTCAATCGACGCTGCCACTCTTCCTCAAGTGGAGTCGCGAAGAATACAGCAGTCTTGCGATAGTGCTCAGGCACCATTGCCAACTTGCTCGCACGGTTTTTCTTGGTAATGTTGGTTTGATCCCAAATCACATCTTGATCTGCTGCAAAAGCCTTCTGTGCTTCATTCTTTACGACCGCAGTAGCGATCTTGATCTGCTCCTTGAAGACTTCATTGTAAGTCATGCCATGATCAGCAGCATATGCTTCGATAAGGTCATCACTGCTGATTACCAGAGCATCTCCCTTAAACTTCTCTCGCCAAGTGCTTTTACCACTTGCAGGCACTCCAATAAGCATATACACAGTTGGCATTTTATTGTTCCTTAAAATGATGCATGGTTTGGATCGTCCTTTTCAGGAGTCATCCAACCAATGTCCTTACCAGTTTTCAATGCTGATATTACACGATCTGACTCATACTTGTCAACCAGCTTCTGCTCTGCTTCCTTAATGCGGTCGGTCTTAAGTCGAAGCAATACCGTAAGGTATTCTCTCTGCTTGTACCAACCCTGAAGAAAACATACACACTCTTCAACCTTACCAGTAAAGATAGGGATATTACGAGCATACACTGGCAGAGCAGTGGCTTTCTCTTGCGTCATAAGACTAATATGCTCACTGCCATAGCTGGAACGACGGATTTCGAACCCGCAGTCTTCCGCCATACGATCTAAAGTTTTGATTAACTGATAATCAGTGTAGTTCATTGCCTGTCTCCTGTGACATGAGAAAGATTAGCCTGTCTTCTTCTTTTAGGAATTTGTATAGAATACCATACTGAGTCTTATATTTTCGTCCACCTATACTAGTATTCTGTGCCCATTGTCTTTCAATAACAACGGGGATCTTATCTCGTATTAGATCAAGCTTTAGCATAAAATGCTGATAATCAACGCTATGGACCCATTCATCAGAATAGGCTTCTCTATATAGAAGCCAGTAGGGCCACTTTGATTTAGGACGTTCCAATACTTGCATTTTGCCGAGGGACATTAGAAGTCCCCCGGCGCTACTTGTAGCACACGAACACCCTGTTCGCGGATTGCCTTAACAACCTGATCACGATCATCCACCCACAGCCAAGGCCAAGCCCAGTCACGCTGGATGTCGTGCAGCAGCTCAACCTTAACGATTGAGTCCTTACGGTTATCGCCACTTGCTCTCATATACAGAGAGTCGTAGTAGACATGATGCTTTGTCAGCCACGCCTCAGTTGCCTCACGCAGCCGACTATCACGCCCACTGCACAGCACGATACGGATGTCACCTGAATCCAGGAAACTGTTCAGCATCCAGATGATGTCCTCATTGGGTGTATCATTTGGCAGACCGGCGTCCCACGCAGCCCAGTTCTTAGGCTTGCTGGCAACCCAGTGACGACGGTGATCCACATTGCAGATCGTACCGTCAAGATCGAATACAATTACCTTACCTGCGAACATGATAACCTCTTAGGGTTTGATGTCAAAGAATTTACTGAGGATTCGACGCAGTTCATTTTGGAGGAACTGTTGATGCTTTTGTTCTAGCATCACTCCATAGTCCTCGTCAAGAGCAGATGATAAAGTTTCAATCAGCTCTTGTGAGAGATCTTTTACTTCTTCTTTTTGGATACGCTGATCAATTATCTTCATAGCCCACTCCTAATTCTTAATTAGTATAGCAGGCTACGAGCAGTTGTCAATTGAAATTTTGTAACTTAAATGTTACTTTTTTAAAATCTTTAAGATTGACAAGTATTATCGTAACTTTCCATTCTCAAATGCCATAATATCTTCAATATCACGATAACCTTTTTTATTGATAGCATTTAGCAACTTTGTGAGATCGTAGCCTTTATAAACAATAAAGTGAGGAGGAGAATAGATTAAGTCCCCATTGCTATTAACGATGGCCTGCTTTTTATTCTGTTTAACTATCTTAAACATAATATTCTCCTTTCATAATCTTAAAGAATATAATAATTATCCGATCTCGTCAAGTGATATCGTAATCGGATCTAACTTTTCAGCAATCTTTTCCGCAGCACTGCGCCAAGGCTTGCCATTATCATTCAAAGGAATCGAATCGATGAAATAAAATATATGAGGCACATGACTGATTCCTGTTTCCTTAGAAATTCTGTCAATTATGGCATACATCACTCGTTCTCTATCATCCTCATCAGCAACTACAAACATGTTCAACTGTTGGTCCATGGGCATAGCAGTATTCTTGAACACCATGCAATCTTTGAGACCAAACACCTTACGTGCTATGTCTTCGATCATAGTTGGACTTATCTTAATACCTCCGATGTTGATCATTGCTGCGTTCTTGCGTCCCACGATGAACATCTTTCCATCAGCGGTTCTGCGAGCAAGATCTCCTGGATAGAACCAACCGGTCTTAAACTTCTCGGCAGTTTCCGCAGGATCCATGTAATAACCTGTGACATGTCGCGGTGTAGTCTTCAACCTAATGTTACCTACGACATCAACATCAACTGGTTGATCATTGTCGTCGACGATTTCTGCTTGTATATCATCTATCAATGCTCGACCGATATCGCCCGTATATTCATCCACGCTTGTATACCGACTCTGGAATGTTCTTGTTGTCTCAGTTGATCCATAATTGCTCTGGACGATCTTGAAATACTTTAGGAACTTCTCGAGATCTTGCTTGCTCATAGCAGCCCCGGCCGACTCACTATCAACATCATACGGCACTAAAGGTTCGTCTAACATACCAATAAACTTATGTGTCTGCATGACACTGCCCAACATAAACAGTTTAGGGTATGTCACTATCTTGTTGGGATGCATATCAATCAATACTGTTATCTTCCTCACAATAGCAGCGATAGTGTGATATTGTGCGCTGGTCTTCAGTGGCATGAAAGCAGTGAAGAAATATTCAATGCGACGATCAAACATGTTGATGTTCATGTCCCATACACGATGCCAATACTGTCTATATGTGATGGGAATGAACTTAGGAGTACCTGTCGAACCACTGCTCTGTGCAATCATCCAAAGATCATCGGGATCCTTATATCCACGTATACGCATGTCATTGGTGAGACCTTCGGGCTCTTTGAACCATGACTGATCAATCTTATGCACACTGGCGCCATGATACATTCGCTTGGTATTGTATATAACATGCTTTATAGGCAACTCTGCTTCCAAAGCCTGCTGTGATATCTTAATCCAACTGGCTCCGATAGCAGTTATTGCCTGTGTTATGATATGAGCAATGACGGGATCGTCGATATCTAAGCCAATCAAGTCACGTGGTTTCACTTCACGTACTAACAACTGTAATCCAAACACAGTTATCAGATTGGCAAATTCCCTGCCTTTTACTGTGCCCTGTTCGCTTTCGAATATTATCTGATTGGGATTCTCATTGAGAAACTTAAAGAGATCAAATGCTATGTTGAATTGTTGATTGATCATTCTTTGACCAGTGGCTTATAGTTGATGATTACGACAGGCTCTTGTCCTTTGACTGACTCTGCTGCTTCCTTACGCATGGGCTTACCGTTCTCATTCTTTGGAATGCTGTCAACGAAGAATACTCTGCGTGGTAAACGTGTCATCCCAAATTTTTCCATCATAACAGCAGCAGCAGCATCTCCGATCGCTTTCTGATCGCCATCTGTAACAATTAATGCCTGTAGTTGATTGTATGTGGGAAATTCTGGATTCTGGAATGTCAGCGCATCCTTGATACCCTGCACTTCCTTGAGCACAGCGTCAATCTTAGCAGGGTCGATCTTGACACCGCCGATGTTTAGGCTGTCCTTCTGACGTCCTTTAAGAAACAATTCGCCATTGGTGTAGGAAGCAATGTCACCTGTGTAGAACCAACCATCTTTAAAATGCTCTGCTGTTAGTTCTGGTTCATTCATATAACCACTGATCATGCCCTCGGTCTTTAATAGCAACTGTCCTTCTTCTGCGTCATTGCCTAGTTCGTCAATGATGCGATACTCTGTGCCTGGCAAGATAGCACCAACTGAACCGTTGTATGTGCCTGCTTCTGAGATAATCTTCATTGCTGTCTTAGTTGTCTCAGTTGCGCCATACTCTACCCATACTGATTTAAAGTATTTTAGGAAACGATCAATCTGCTGTGCGCTTACAGCACTACCATTTAGATTGATAGAAGTGTCGATAGGACTAGTTGGTTCGGCTGTATCTTTGATAGTAAATTCCATCTGGCTCAGCGATCCCATTACTACAAGATCTTTGACGGATCTCATCTCATCGTATGAAGGGAATGTTAGCAATACCTTAGTGCCATTTAGCAAGGCTGCTTGCACATCACTTTGGCTTGTGCTCTTCAATGGATGGTACATGCTACAGAACTGACCATGCTTGCCGGGGAAGCGCACCTTACGACGTTCGAGATCAGTTGCTCTAGCAAACCACTGCTTGTATGTGATAGGCATGAACTTAGTGCTACCTGTAGTGCCTGAACTCTGGGCAATCATCCAGATATCATCTTCTGATCTATAACCTGGAAACATGACAGGAGGTTTAAATCCTTCAGGCGCCTTGAACCATTCTGGTGTGATCTTATGAACATTTCCCCCGGTGATTTCTTTTGGAGTATTATGTACGACGATGTCCATGTGTAACTTAGCATTTAATATTGTCTTGTTTACATTGACCCACGTAGCACCATTCAGTGTTGATGCTAATGTCAGTGCAAATCCAACAGGTCCATGTACACAGTCTAGTCCGACTACAGTACCCGGCTTAACACCTCTGTGCTGTAGATGTATGCCAAAGCTGATGACCATGTTGGCGAATCTACCAGCAGTCATTGGACCACGCTTGGTTTCGAATATGACCTTGTTTGAATCCTTCTGTAGTTCTGCGAGAATTCTCTGTGCGATGTTGTAATGTTGATTGTTCATTGAAAAGCCTTCCTTAGCAGTAATTATGCTTAAGAAGGCTTGGTATTAGTAAATTTAGATTAAGCAGTACGTTTGATCAGATGATATCCGAATTGTGTCTGAACTGGCTGACTTAATGCACCAACAGACATATTTGCAACTGCTTGCTCGAATGGGGCAACCATCTGTCCTGGATTAAACATGCCCAAATCACCCCCTGCTTGTTTACTTGGGCAAAGACTATTTGCCATTGCTGCTTCTTCAAAGGTCTTGCCTTCTAAAATTGTCTGACGAAGAGCAACTGCTTCGTTCAATGTCTTCACTAGAATATGCTTTGCACCGTATGCCATATTTTTCTCCTGTTGTTGAATGTTTGGCTGGGGATCAAGGACTCGAACCTCGAATAAAGGAGTCAGAATCCTCCGTTATACCAATTTAACTAATCCCCAATAATGGTCGGTGATGAGAGATTCGAACTCCCGACCCTCTGGTCCCAAACCAGATGCGCTAGCCAGACTGCGCTAATCACCGTTATTGTTCTAGTATATATATCTAATTTTCTTCTGTCAACATCTAAGTGAAATAAGTACTGAATGAAAATAGCAATAACAGGACATACTTCGGGTATAGGACTTGCACTATTCAATTACTACACTAATAAAGGTGACGAAGTATTTGGATTTAGTCGATCAAATGGATATGATATTAGTTTAGAAGAAAATATTTCTAAGATAATTAAAGAAGTAAAAGATTGTGATATATTCTTTAATAATGCATATTATGAATTAGCACAGGTTAAATTATTGTATGGTCTGCATATGTTATGGCAGCAAAATGCAAAAAAATGTATGGTTGTTACAGGCAGTAGATCCGCTGACTTTATTGATTATCGCCCATCGGGATATACACTAATGAAGTCCGCATTAGATACTGCAATTAAGCAATGCCAGTACAGTTCTAAATATCATTTATTGAACTTTAAACCAGGATATACTAACACACCAATGGTAACTGATTTAAGTAACGATCACAAATCTATGTTTGGTCCAAAAAGTAAAACTATTCCTGATAGTATGATGAATCCAAATGATCTTGCAGAATTACTAGATTTGATCATAACAAACAATAAGTTTAAAGTAAAAGTATTAGCAATTGATCCAAATTAAGTTTCTTGATAAAAAGAACCTTTAGCACATCCAACACAAGTTGCTAACATGCCTTCTTTTATAGATTTACAACTCCAAGACTGTTCAACTTTTGGCAACCATGACATGGCTGCTTCTAAACCTAGTTCAACGGCATTGTTTTTAATATTGCCAATTGCTTGTTTAAAGTTGGTGTGTTTATAAGTGTCCGGATACTGGCCAACCCAAGCACAGGGATAAACATGTCCGTCAGCAGAAATATATATTGTCTGTCTATTTTTGGCACTGCAATCTAATTGACGATTGGCTTTGATCCATTTTATTTCTTGCTTCTGATAATGTTTCAATGAGTCTCTGATATCAGGCTTATACTCAGTTAACTTAGGTAGTTCTAGAGTATTATTGGGAGGCATGATCCAATAACCATCTGTATCACTCGTAAACACAAATCCTGATGTTTTAGACGACGGCTTTTCAATAAATGATTTGAACCCGTAGTTTTGACTTAATAGACGTGCTTCTTCTACTTGATGTGCATTATGTCTAAATGTAATCCATTGCCATTCTGCATACCCACTGGCTTGGATAAATGCCTGTGCATTTGCGATTGCTTTTTTAAAATCTACTCCAATGCGATATATGTGATTGGTATCTTCCAACCCATCTATTGCAAATCGAACTTTAAGTGATTTGTCTTTATATCTGTTGGCTAATGTTGCCCACCAATCAGTTGTCCTGACACTACCATTTGTACTAAAATCCATTAATACATGTGGCCATTTGTTGAATGAATAATCTAAAATTTCGAATATATGTTTACTAATAATGGGTTCACCGTAATTCCCATTGAAGAATATTCGTTTTAATTTTGGTAATTCTGCGTTGTCAAATATATTAGTCCAATCGTTAAATGTCATATCAACTATTGGGAAGTCAGATCTTGTCTTATATCCATAATCGTTGCGAGCACACATTGGACATGCTGCTTGACATTTAGTTGTCAATTCGACGTTTATTTGTTCTAATGTTTGTGCGATAATCATTTGTTTAGTGGCGGAAGGGGTGAGATTCGAACTCACGGGACGCTTTCACGTCCGACGGTTTTCAAGACCGTTGCAATAAACCAAACTCTGCCACCCTTCCTTTTCTTGGTGCGTCTGGAGGGATTTGAACCCCCACCCTTTTGAGACTAGTTCCTAAGACTAGCGTGTCTACCGTTTCACCACAGACGCAGTATTTCTATTATATATAAATTTTTTTATTTGTCAATTATGAAATTGATGGTAAAGTGATGGCTGTACCGTCAGGGGCAAATGCTTTCCAATCCCTGGTATATTGCTGTTGTGGTCTAGGACTGAAGTCATGCCAATCTAAATAAAATCCTTGAAGTTTATCTGCAGATTGGAAATTATAAGTAAATTCGATTGTATTATCATCAATCCAAGTTCTGTCCCATGTGTAATCAGAGTAAGATATTCTCTTCCATCTGCTGGGGTCTCTAATTTTTGATATCAATGCAGCATCGGCATCATCTTTTATCAATGAATCCCTAGGATCTGCTGTAGTATCATTTGCAGAACTTATTGTTAGATGCATCCACCAATCTTGGTCTTCTCTTTTTGTTACTGTATAAACAAGTCTGTAATTTGGCATTAGTATACCCTCTTTTAGTTATTTATATAGGATGCAAGCAGTGTCAGTAGATCTTCTTTTGATCCCACGATAAAGTTTGATTTTGGTGTAACTTTTCTATTTCTAGAAAGTTTTGCTCTTAATTCACTGAATAGTTGTGGGAAAGTATAGTGAATCTTTGGTCTAAAATCTAAGCCATAAGTTTGCCACTTCCATTCGTCGATTGGTATCTGTTCGATGCTGCTGGCCATTGCCCAGGTCATTTCAACTGTATAATTGAAGAAAGGTAAGTTGTATTCATCTCCTACAAATATTTCATTATAGTAATCCCATTCATTGACACCGATCCATATGTTTTCTTCGTCATTATCGATCATGTGTTCACCGATTACTAAGATACCATTCTGACTTTTAGCATATCGACAGGCAACGATTCCGGGAATTGCTTCGATTCCAACTCCGCTAATTTTCTTAATAATATCTTCAGCAAAGATGCTCATATATTCTTTATTGTTAATATCGATGATAGTAGGAGTAACATTAAACTTTCTACAAGTATGTAAAGCATATGCCATTTCAATAGCGTTACCACTTGTTTTTACAATAATAGGAGTAAAATTAATACTATTTCTTTGAAAACAGTGGAATACGTAATCACTGTCTGCACCACCGCTAAAACTTAGGAATATATTTTGGTGTTTTTCATTAATTCTAGCAGCAGTGAAATCCGCCGCCTCATGAAAATCCATCGGTTTAAATTTATAAGGATGAAGTTTGATTTCTAACCCAATCGAAAGATCATTGAACCGGTCATGTAAATTGTGAGTAATCCAATTATTAAGAACGGCCATTATATTGTCTTAGCAGTCCTAAATAACATATCCCAGTATGGGATGAATATACCATAGTTACAGTTGGCATTCTTATGATGCATCATGTGCCATTGCCCACTGGTAAACGGATACCAATTGAATTTTTCATTGTGTTCTATTCTCTCTTGAATGAAAGCAGCCCATAGATAGTATGCAATCAACAACCACCAACCTACAAATATGCTCATGATAATAGTTGGGATTACTTCACTTATCCATAAATCTATGGTACTGAGCCATGTATCGTTGTATAGAAATAAATTTGACCAGTGCCATGTAACTTCATTTTTTATGACATACCTGTGATGATCGGCGTGAATTTTATGCAAGAAAGGAATGACATGCATTAGTCTATGCATCCAATAAATCACAAATGTCCAAGCAAATAATACAAGCAAGTAGTACATATGTCTATTTAAGAGAAATGCCGATGACGTTGTTAGATATAGGTGATCTATACCATGGGTCTAAACCACTCCGTCTTACCTGCTGCCCGGCGACAGCGCCCTCATTGCGGCGGTACATTGTTTCGGTCATTGACAACAATGTACAAGAGGCACAACATGCATTGGGACAGGTGACCATCTCCCATCTGATTCCAACACAGAGGTTGTGGCACATCCTCGATAATATTGGAGCGGACGATGGGGTTCGAACCCACGACCTTCTGCTTATTAAACATACCTTAATATGCTTAGGCAAGCAGAAGCTCTACCACTGAGCTACATCCGCACTGAACTATTTATTCTTCCAGTGATCTAAATTTAGAAATTCTGCATGTCCCGTTTTAATTCCGTTTGTGTATGCTGTAATTTTATCTAATATCCTATTGGGATATAAGTTAGCGTTGTCGTAATCTTTAATGAAAACACTGACAAAATCATTCCAAATATCATCATCTTTATTGCCGATGAATGATTCCAACAATTCACAATTCTTATGACCTGCCATCTTCCCCCATTGCGCCAATGAATGCCCCGCATCGGGGTAGAATCTCCATGAATCAATCGGCCACCGATGAAACTCTCCATTACTTGGAGCCTGCATGTAATAAACTCCTGAAGGTTTTAACACACGCATGGCTTCTAAGAAGTTCATCCAAAACATTCCGGAATGTTCATAACAACTACTACTGATCACAACATCAACTGTATTGTCTTGTATAGGCAATGTAAAAGGATGTGATACAACGTGATCAACACCTGGACCCGCAACATAGTCGTAACCAGTATATGTTGCTGTAGCAGGTTTTAGATTGCGAATTGAACCTTGTACATCTTGGCTACCAACTTCAACTATATTAAGATTGTCTGCTGTTACATACGTTTCGAAGAACAGTCTCGCATGATTCATTGCGCTTTTATGCATTGGGTGCTTTCTAAAAAATGGCTCCCGGACCTGGGCTCGAACCAGGGACCCTGTGATTAACAGTCACATGCTCTACCGACTGAGCTATCCGGAAACAAACTTTATATCACTATTATATATCTTTATAAATGAATGTCAAACTAAATATGATTAAATTGGGGCAATAAATGAAATTTTTTCTAGACAACCGTAGCCCAGTCCATTTACCGGAAATTTATAATACAGTTGCTAAATGGTCAGGAACTGATACATTGGTAAATTTTAATAATTATCAGCCTAATCCTTATACACTAAACAGCATTCTTTATGAATATAATGAAGTTGGATTTAGGTCTGATAGTTTCAATGAACTTGCAGATAAGAAAATTATATTTCTTGGATGCAGCATGACTGAAGGGACAGGATTACCAAAACATCATACTTGGTCTTATCAATTGTTAGAATTAATCAAAGCAGAGACTGGCTTAAAAATTCCATATTGGAACTTGGGGATAGGCGGCTGCGGAATAGAAACTATTACTAGAATCTTTTACCACTGGGCCGATATACTTAAACCTGATTTAGTATTTGCGCTTTGGCCCTGTTATAGAAGAGAATATAAAACTAAATTTGGTCATTGGGTCACAGCATTACCTAGTGTACGACCTAATATTTTCGAAACCAACCCATTTTTAATCGAAGATACAACCATCCAATATGAGACAGAAAAGAACTTTGCAATGATTGATCTTATGTTACAAAGAAACAATTCAACAATGATTTGGGATTTTTGGAACGAAGCCGATCAATTTATGCCAATGATGCAACTTAGGTATAAAACTTTTGAAAACAGAGTGGATCTATATAATAAAATATCAAAAAAATTACCCAATGAACCAGGCTTCTTCGTGCCAACTAGGGCAAGAGATGGAAAACATCCTGGTAGTGAATATAATAAACAATTTGCTCGACAATTGTTTGAAGAAAAGAAAGATATTATACTAAAAGCATTATCTTAAAACAACGGTGTTACGCTAAGTGCTACTCTAAATTTATCAGGATCTATTCCTTCTATACCATGTAGCATTTCTACTTTTATGCTGTGCCATTTTTTGAGAGGTAAACATTCGCTTTGTAAAGATTTATAGTCTTTATCATATATCGATGTTATCACATTATCTCCACCTAAATCTAACAAGTAATTAAATGCAATGCGTCGATCACCTTTAAACGCTGGTTTATCATAATGTATCGGAATTTTATGATGTATCACTTGATAATATGCATAGAATTTCATTTTAAATGTGTTACGCAACCATTCTTCCAGTTCGGGATTTATTTTTTTATTCCAAAAAGTTTGGAAATCTTTAACTAGGTTTGCTTCCGCCGGTAATGAAATAATTTCATCAACCGACAAGAGTAATTCTTCTGGAATAGATGGATAATTTATGTAATTGATATGCATGAAAATATTTATTATGTATTGGTTGCGGGGACAGGATTTGAACCTGTGACCTTCAGGTTATGAGCCTGACGAGCTACCGGGCTGCTCCACCCCGCTACAAAAATGGTGCCCGATGACGGATTCGAACCGCCGACCTACTGATTACTAATCAGTTGCTCTACCAACTGAGCTAATCGGGCATTGGTGCTGCTTGTCGGAATCGAACTGACGACCTACTGATTACAAATCAGTTGCTCTACCGGCTGAGCTAAAGCAGCATAAGTGGTGCGGGATGAGAGGGTTGAACTCCCGACATTCTGCGTGTAAAGCAGACGCTACTACCACTGAGCTAATCCCGCATAACTTATTATCAATACTATATATGTCAATTTGAATAATGTCAATTGTTTTTAACGCTCATAAATAAATTCAACATGTCAACAAGTTACATATATGTAATAGGCAGTACACAACCACCTTACAAGGTAGGCATTAGTCGTGATCCTGCAAAAAGACTAAAAACTTTACAAACTGGGCATCCTTTCCCTTTGCAAATACATTTCCAAAAAGAAACTGACATTTGTAAAACAAAACTATTGGAAACTGTTATACATCGTCATCTTAAAATGCATAAGACCAACGGAGAATGGTTTGATGTTATATTATCAAATCTAATATTAGATGTTGAATATGCTATAATGCGCTATGGTGAAGATCCCATACTCAAAAGTTTACTCAAAGCACATTTAATTTAAATGGCACCGGTGCTAGGATTCGAACCCAGACTTGTGGTTTTGGAGACCATCGTGCTAACCATTAACACTACACCGATATTTGGTACCTGCGGTTGGGATTGAACCAACGACCTTGGCCTTATGAGAGCCTCGCCACTACCTCTGTGCTACGCAGGTATTTAGTTGGAGCACTGGGTAGGAATCGAACCTACTCGATAGAGGTTTTGCAGACCCCGGCGTTCCCATTTCGCCACCAGTGCAGATAAGAAGCAAAGGGCTCCGTTGCGATATCTTTCGATACGACTGCCGAGTCGTACCCTTTGCTATCAGCACAGGCTTTTTCTAGTGGAACGATTCAGAGTCGATCCAGCCTATACTGGGTGTATGTAAACCTTGCTGGACGCCACTACCAGATCTCTTCATCTGTCGACTACTTTACCTATTGCTAGGTGCGTGAGGAGGCCGTTCTCACCTCAAGGTTAGTATGGTGGGGAAAGATGGATTCGAACCAACTCACCGTACAGAAAGGATTTACAGTCCTCCGCGCCTCTCCAACTGCGCCGTTTCCCCATGTTTTTACAATAACATCTTTATGTTTGTTGTCAATACTTATCTTGGTACTGTCTACTGGTATCGATCCAGTGCTAAGAGTTCCACAAACTCCCGTGCTTCCATTACACCAAGACAGCAAGTATGGCGCCCCCGGAGAGATTCGAACTCCCAACCTTCGGTTTCGAAGACCGCAACTCTATCCAGTTGAGCTACGGAGGCGTTGTTGTGGCGGGCGTTGTGGACTCGAACCACTACCAAAAGTTTGGATCTTTCTACGCAGAACCCACTGCTATGACTCCCTAAAATCAGATGGAACTCACGTGTTGTTCCCTATGTTGTCTGGCATTGCGACACACTTTCTAAAGCGGTATCTCCACCTTCGTGTATCCAGATCAACTAATGGTAGACCGTCGCAGATTTGAACTGCGGACATACCGCTTAAGAGGCGGTCGCTCTAACCAACTGAGCTAACGGTCCGTATTGGCGATCCTGAAGGGAATCGAACCCTCCTCATCCCGTAGACAGCGGGATCGCTTCACCAGATGCGTACAGGATCATGTTGTATTGCTCGCAGTAGGAATCGATACCTACATAGCCCCATGTTTTTCTATCAGGGCAACTTCCTGAGTTAGTTCATGCGAGCAAACTTGGTCCGCCCACCGAGTGTCGATCTCGGTACTCTACCTTGAAAGGGTAGCGATATAGCCAGCGTTATCTATGGGCGGTAATTCTTTATAATGCTTTGACGAGCTGGGTCAACCTCCCACTCGGGTTTTTCTATACAGGCGGACTTCTACCGCTCTCATCAAATTTGGTTGGCCCAGGTGGCTTTGAACCACCGACCCCAGTGTTATCAGCACTGTGCTCTACCACTGAGCTATGAGCCAATATTATGGTGGACCCTCTGGGATTCGAACCCAGGACAAACGGATTAAAAGTCCGCTGCTCTAACCAACTGAGCTAAGGGTCCAATCTGTTACTACATACAAACACCTTAATGCTTCCGTGTAGTAACAATTATAATACTACAGCCTTTTTCAAAGATGTCAACCACAAAATACTCCTTGCTGGAAACCACCTATTCGACCATTTGGTCCAAGTACCAGTCAAGGGCTACTCTTATGCTTAGGGAGTAGCAGCCTGCTCATCTATTCTTAACCACGCACTGTAACTTGTGTAACAGTTCGAGGCTTATTCTTGTTACGAGCTTTGATATTCTTTTTCAAAGCCTTTATAAACAGTTCTTTCTCTTTAATAGTATCATGCTCTAAACAAGCACGATACATTTCATTGAGTAATTTAGGCCACTTCATTTTGTTTCCTCCTTTACCAACAAAAAGCCCCGGAGTTTTCACTGCCGGGGCTCCATAACATAAGTGATGTCATTCACTCAGTCGAGAACCCCCGTGGTATCTTCATACCAGCGTGTATATGTAATATTGCATTTGGGCATATGTGACATCATTTGTGAAACCTTGTATTCCTTAGTGTCTCTTATTTATACACGACATCAGTTTCGATGTCAACTCTTATTTTCTTGCCCCACGAAAAAATATTCCAAACTCTTTCGTGTGACCAGTAGATCATAGTGTTGAATATAGCAGCAATACCTGCAACTGTCAACCCCGCTCTCCAATCGCCTGTTACAGCATATGTATATCCAAAATTAGCAAAAGTTAAAATGATTCTCCAAGAAACTATTTTGGCAATAGTTCTCTTATGTGTTTCGACGAAGACTTCTTTCATATTATGAAACTCTCTTTCATTGTACAGTTTATGTTACATAATACTTTCTTAAAGAGAGAAAGTCAACCATTATTTTTTAATATTTCACCTATAATTGTAAGTGGATTTGTAACAGATTTATCAGGATTAAATGACCCATAATGATTACCTAATGTCATCTTTTTATAATTTTCTAAAGATTGTATGTTCTTAGATTTGAAACTTTCTTTGTTTTCGTAATGAATACTTTTTCGAGACCGCATGTCCGCAACATATTGTTCTACACCGCCTTCTAACATATTATGCATGAGTGGAATAGCAAAAACTCCACGCATTGCTGACATCGCTTCTTCAGCGGTAATAGATTTATTGTTAAAATTGCTGTATTTAATTGCCAAATCTAGATATTCTTCATACTTTCCCCAAGGACTAGTCCAACCTGTTCCCCAGGATTTCTCTTGTCCTTCGGCCAGTACATAATCTCTGAAAGGATCGTTGCGAGATCGATTTATTTCGGTTCTTTCATTTATCCCAGGTTCGATAAACAGGGGTGTAAAAATAAAATGATCTAATAGATGTTTTCCTTCAGGTGATAATAGCCACTCATATGTTTGATGTAATTCTTCCTTTGTCTCAGTAGGTGCACCGGCAATGTAAGAGCCACTGGTAATTACTGTATCCCCAACAGTGTCTCTAAACATATAAAGAAGATCTTTTATTTTATTTCTATCTGTCATTTTACCAATATATGGACCAACTTCTTTTTTCATTGATTCGATGCCAAAAATAACACCAGCACAGCCAGCATCTTTAAACATCTGCGCCTGTGCTTTTGTTTTGATAGTATCTAATCTTGCATAGGACCCCCAGCGAACATCGATCCCTGTCTCATCTCGAATACGGATTAAGTATTTTAACTTTTCTGGATAGTCGTTAATCATATGATCGACTATCATATAGACTCTTGTTCCAAAATTCTCATAGTTACTGACTATTTCATCTTTAACACTTTTATAAGTTCTACAAAATTGAGATTGTTTTTTCCCCAATGCACTGTATGTACAAAAACTACAACTAAACACGCACCCGTCTGCAATTTGCGTGATTAATGCTTCATTCTGTGCAATATGATCATTTGCTTCTGCTTTAAATCCAAAGTCACTATAATCTTTAACATCAGTTGTAACTACAAGTTTGGCGTTCTTAAATTTTCCTTTAATGACTTCGTGTGGAAGTGAACCTTCTCTGCAAAATTTGCTGATAACATCTGGGTTTGTTCCCACGACATAATAATCAATGAATAGATTAAGGGCATTTAATCCCCATGCTCTGACATCGTTTTCATTTGTAAATTTATATTTCCTTATATCAAACCCTCCCATGATAACTGGAAAGTTTAATTTTTTTGCAATTGAACCTAAATTTAAAAGGAATTTAAAAGTACGTTTCCCCCAAAAATCACCAACATCGGGAATCGCTCGTTCAGTTTCTTCAGCATGAAATGCATAATCTAATCTATTAACACTTGTTATGAAACTGCTGCTAATACAAATTAATACAGGATCGCCTTGACTGAATTCTGTCAGAATATGTTCTAACTCTTCGGAATTAAAAAGAGTGCAATGATGCACTTGCTTTACTGTAAAACCTTCTTTCCGCATCGCATATGATAGTCGTAGCAATGCTGACGATTTAAGGAAAACATAATTTAAGTTCCAAAAATCGTCAAAGTCCTTGCCTGCATGATCACCAAAAAATATAATTTTGTTGATCATTGTAATTTTAATGCCGATCCATATTTGGTAATCATGTTACGTTCTGTTAACACTTTTTCGTGTATTGTTTGTGGATTAGATTCACAGTTAACAGAATACCATGTATTTGGTATATTATTCAAAAAATCTGTAAATTCATTCTTGCAGATCTTAACAACAATATTTTTAATTTCTTCTACAAAATCTTTTCTTTCTTTAGGTGCATAAATTAATCCCAAAGACGAAAATTGAAAATTGGGCATTCCTAATTCAGCACCTGTTGGTACATTAGGATAATGACTATTTCTAGTTGGCAAACTAGTTGCTAATGCTTTAGAATCAGAAACATCTTCTTGACTTTGAACTGCATAGTCAGTTTCATTACTGGCCAATGACTTACCAATAAAGGTAGCATTTTGATAGTTTATATTGAACACGTTCTTTATATCAAATTTTTCTATAAATGCTTGATTGTTTAATTTATGTAAGTTTGATTGTGTAGTACTTGCAGTATAAATCTTATCTTTGTTTTTTAAATTTTTCACTAGGTCGTCGATTGTGTTAATTGGTGAATCCTTTGGAACTACAATTGCTGAACTACTGATCAAAAGGGAAGATACAGGTATAAAATCTTTGTCTCTATCATATGAATTGGGAAACTCCAACGCATTAATAGAAAAATTACTAGTTGATCCCCAAACTAGCACATTCTCTCCATTTCTTCCTGCAATCAATGCACGTTGATCTGCTGATTCTCCACCTGCACCTGCCAATACGCTGTAAACAAATTCATATTTTGATTGAGCAGCATTTAGCAATGAAGCAAACTTAAATCCTGACATTCCAATGGTACCAGTGACAGGAAATCTACTATAAACAACCACTTTAGTATTTTCTGCCTGCGCTGACGATGATATCAGTAATGCTGCTAGTGCTATAGATTTTAGATTAACCATTTAATATTCATCCTTCCAATTTGATACTTCTTAGATAAAAATGTTTTGACAAATTGATATTTGTCTTTAATTAGTGAATACTTATTATTAAAGTATGAGATACTTTCTTTTCTTGCCTCGCCGCCGTGATGATCACCGATAACATGTTTAACTAAACATGATTCTGGTTCTAATTTAAATGAAGTGGGTTTGGGTGCGGTAAACACAGTGGGATCCCAATCTGGATATATGATATAATTTACCATACGTTCGCTCGAGTGAGCGGAACTGTATCCTGCTTTCTTAGACAGGTCATGTTTAAACATTGTTATTTGTCTTTTGAAAAATAAATCATAAAAGTCTTTATTTGATTCCAATACACGTTTGATCATGTGGCTCTGTTTGATAGGTATCAATGGAAAATCTCGTGACCAAAAAAACAACTCACTTACGAAATCATCTGGTATTTGTTTTCTTCTCACATTCTCTAATTCACGCATTGTCATATCATTGAATGTAAAATAAAGTGTATCTCTATTTTTTAGATCAAGTGACAGCCCTGGTTTTTCAAAACCTTTAACAATGCAAGAATTGTTTGGTGGATTTATTGACAGAGCATTATATCTCGATAGCGAGTAACTATACATTCTTGGAATACCAACATATAATCTCTGTGTACCATTATGAAAGTTATCATCATCGAATCCAAGAGATCCAAACGATTTTTTATAATTGTTAACTAGATCTTTACTGACATCGATTATTGTTATTTTTGTATTTGGACTAATCTCAGCAACTTTTTTTAGAATAGGAACAGCAGCATAATCATACTCTAGGTATTCACTGAGCATGTCATCCTTTATCATCTTAGAATGGTCCATCTTGCTAACAATTTCATTGTAGTTGGCAATTTGAATTTCGTCGATGAAAATATTGTTCTTTAGAAAAGTCCATAAAATTTGAGTAGAATCGCTGCCGCCACTAAAACTTAAAATAATATAATTGTATTTGTCTCTAATTTGTTGTGCTCGCATCTTATAAAGAAGACCAATATCAATGTCAGGTTCGATTTCCCAATTAATATTGTCAAAAACATCTTCATTGAAGTGGAATGTGATGGAAGAATTATAGTCTTTGTTTAACAGCATATCATCAAATGCTGACTGTCTATTTAAATAGATTTTATTATTGTAATAATAGTGCCCTTGCCGTAATAATGATAGCATTAAATTCTCCAATTTGCTATTTTAGCAGATTTCGATTTTAAATCAAAATTTTTTAAAGATAAAAAAACCCTCTTAACGAGGGTTTTTATTATTCAAGTATGTTCAACAAACTCAATTCCTGCCAACTTCAACCCACGCTGACAAATGGGACAAGGCTTAGCCATGGCAGGCGCACCATTCTTAGCATATCTCTCAACTACGATGCGATAAGCACGCCTCCAATCACGCAACTTTACCAGTGCTTCAATCTCAGCATGGAGAAAGATCTTTTCGTGTAGCCCGGCTTCTCTTGCCAGCCTAGCCTGGAGTGGGTGGCTCTTAGTATAGCGATTTCGTCCCATACTAATCTGCCGCCCACGCCTATCGTAGATTGTAGCAGTGATGGCTTGTCTTGCAAGTGTCATGCTACAGCACAATCAGGATGTTCAGTGAGTGCATATCGTAGCCGTCCCAATAATACTCCAGCACATAACCATAGTAGCCATATGCGGACTCTG